GACGACAGGTTTACAATGCTAGTCTCCTGTGAGTTATGGGCAGTAACCAACTGGTCGAACTCAGCATTCACTTGAGAAGAGTATGCCTTTTGACCATCTTGGAAAGTATAGAGTCGTGTTATCTTTGCCATATGCTACACCTCAATCCTTGTAAGGTTTCTTAATCTTATACATGAATGCTACTCCATAGAGCAGTATTGTTTCTGGGGCAGTTGCTGTAAGTGTTCCAGTTACCTCTACACCTACACGTAATCCCTTCATGTTTAACTTGAACGCTCTGGTTATAGTGTCTATCCATCCCCACTTATCGTCACCCCACGAACCTTTATCGTACACAAGGCTTTCTGCCGCGGTGTTATCCAAGTAGTCAGTGTGTCTATAGTCTACATAGATGGTAGTATTGAAAGTGGTCTCGTATGTCTCGTACTGTCTAAGTGCAAGCCACAGCCTTTTCAATTTCTTTATATGGACGGGTGAGCCGCAGTCATAGTCCTTTGTTCTTACCTTGTACGGTATATTTGCTCCAGAATCCGAGTAGTACTCATCCGCAAATTTGAAGAACCCTACGGCAGTTCCTTTTGAAAAATAGTAATTCCCATCCGCGCTCTTCAGTGCATCTACGAAGTTAAGCCCAGTATATACTGTCCAAGGGAACAGTTTGTCTGCTGACCCAGCATCGAAATGGCATGCTACCAGAGTGTCGTTTGTTGTAGTGCTTTCCTTGGAATAGCACAGTAGGTATTTGCCTTTGTATACTACGGATACCGCTTTCGATAAGTACGGAGTGCTTGGGAAGTACAGTTTCGAGAAGTAGTTGTCAATGGAGCCGCTGACCTTCTCAGTTACGATTTGGTAGTTGTACGTACCCTTCATGGCGTACACTCCGTCTTCTCCCAGATACAGTAGGTAGTTCCCTACGTTCTGGATTGTGCGGTACGCAGAAGTTCCAGTATGTACGTTCAGCCTTGAGAAGGTCACATCCGATGTAACGACGTATCCTGTCCATGCCCACACCCCTTTTCTCTTAAATACCAGAAGTGCTTCATTGAACTCCCTGAGTCCAGTGATAATATCTCCGTCCCCTGACGCGGCCTGCATTACGAACTGTCCTGTCTTGAAGTAGGTTGGGTCACCAACTTGGCTATAGTACAGTGAGTTTGGCGAGTCTGGGTTTCCAGCGCAAAATATTCTGTCTGCCCGAACTTCGATAAACTTGCACTTCTTGATGGTAGCGAGTTGGCTATCAGGTTGTGCGTTCGTTACTTCTGATAAGGTTGTTCCGTCGTACACATAGTAAGAATCCTTAATCAGGATGTACATCTTGTTGTTGTACACGGTGTAGTCCATGTGCGCCCCTGCTGACGAGAGCAGGGGTGTGGTGCTATCTCTTCTGTACAGTTTTCCATTTATGAGGCATAATTGAATCAGTGTTCCTGCGGCAGTAGAGAACTCGGCAGTCCTGTCCACTGTTCCTGTTGTTTCTACGGATAGGCAATTCCAAGTCACATCTCCAGTACCTTCGCGAGTCTTGATTGCCCCTCTTAAAACAACGTCAACATTCTCCCCAAGAAGAATCTCGGAGTCTGCCAAGTTATCGGGCGCGGCTGATGAGTTCTGACCGCCTATGAACTGAAAATATGCCTTGAATTTTTCGTTTGCCATTATCTCTGCACACTCCACTGACCAGAGGAACCGAGGCCTCTCTTCTTCTTGCCGGCTTTCAGTACGCTCAGTTTCGCTCTCTCATATTCATTGCTGAACAGTTGGTATCTTTCAGGTTCATCCTCCGCCAGCATGCTCTCTTTACAACCGAACAGGACCAGCGCACGCAGGAACATATAGGGAAGGTCTATAGCGGTTCCTGCCTGAGTCGTACTCAGATACGCTGGCCTTTTGTAGTAAATCATCACTACAGATGCGGAGGTGTCATTCTGCAGTGTGAAGGTGTTGCCAATGATTTTATAACCAGTGCTTGTTGTGTCAGCAATCTCGACCCTGCTCAATGCACCAGAGTCTCCTGTCATCATGATTACACTGATGTAATCCTCTGTAAGAGTAAAAACACCACCTACGGAAGTAAGTGTTGTGCTACCTTCTATATTTGCAACTTCAGAGATGTCGTCAATTCCGTGGTTGAACCACTCTACCCATTTCTGATTGTCGTATGTTTCGTCGGTCAGTGTTGATGCTTCTGTAATTAAATTGGTCAATGTCTTTGACATTTACTTGACCTTCTTTCCCTTGTTTTCCTTTACCTCTATTGCCTCTTTCATGTTCTGATTCGCACCGAGCACTCTCATTGTGTTCCCCGCCTTTGCATTTGTGATGGGGATAAGCATAGACTTTCCACCCCGCTGAGTGGTAGCACCCATTGTTGCTTTTGCGGCGGGTGATGCTTTTGGCATTGAGCCACCTTTTGCACTTTTCGCCACTGTGGATGTAGGAGGCATGCTCGCCTTTGACCTATTCGGAGTGGAAATAGGTTGTGCCTTTATGGTTGGTTTAATTGCGGCATCAATGTTCTTTTTCATTTCTGAACTCCTTTAATAAGAAAGTAGGGGAGTGGCCTGCTCCCCTACTATTCTAGTTATTGTTAGGCAGTGATTGTGAACACACCATGCTTCAGCGGGAGTCTCAGTTCAACGCCTGCTTCGGTCAGGTACATGTCTCTCTGACCATCTTCGTCAGGAGCCTGAATGTTTGTCATCAGTTTGGTGTCTCTGCCTCTCAGAGGTCTGTAGTAGATGTCCTCAGTTGCCAGAGCAATCATGGTGCTGGAATATCCGCTGACAAGCAGTGGGTGCATCACCAGATTCAGTACGCCGAACGGGGTCAGGTACTTGGATACGTTCAGACCGTAGGTCTTATCCATATCACTCTGCACTACCTGAAGTTTGTTTCCTACGAGGCTTGCAAACCAAGCGAGGATGTCAGGGGATACCAGAGCGGTTCTGGTGTCTCCACCGTAGGTGAAGATGTTCTGGCAGAATGTCATCAGGTCTGCTTCAGTTACAGAGGCCTTGTCTTTGCTTACATTGTTCGGGTTGCTTGCCAGAGAAGTCAAGATACCATCGGTTGTGGTGACAGGCTGTGCTCCAGAGGTGTCGATGGACTTCTTACCAAACAGGAAAGCATATTCCATAGACTTAGCATGCTTGATACCAGCCTGCTTTCTCAGACGGGCCAGTTCTTCCATACCATACAACTGAACTGCATTCAGAGTGTTGGTTGTGGAGAAAGCGGTCTTGAAAATCTGAGTGTAGTTGTAGTACGGGGTAACTCCACCGATGTTCTCGGCGGGAGCACCAGTACCCTGCATTGCGGCGTTACCAACAATGAGGATGGGGTCATCAGTAGTGACTGCGACTCCAGCGGTAGCACCGATTGCACGAGTAACGGTCAGTGTGTCTGTGGAGATAGAGACAACCTTCATGACTTCGCCAGTTGCTGTGTTCTTGATGAGGTCATCAGCGGTGAAGTATTTCCCAGTTCCAGTTGTTACTGCGATTTCGGTAGCGTCCAGCAAAGCGTCATCGGCGGCCTTGGTCCAACGAACTTCAAGGTCATTGTCCATCCACTCGTACTTTGGGTTGCTGGTTCCAGAGGTGTTCAGTTTCTTCGTCAATACGATGAGGGGAGTTGCGCTTGGTTCAAGAAACGCAATCTCATTCGACATATCGACGACGATACGTTTTTGTTCAATATTGCTGTAACCTACGGCTGTGTCTTTAATTGCCATGATTTAATCCTCCAATATATTTTAGAATATAGAGGACCTTCCTTTTGTTCCGACGATAGAAGCCTTTATCAAGTCTTCTGGTGTCTGTTGAGATTGGCCTTGCTTCGTAACCGTACCAGTTTCGCTTACTACTCGCTTTTGGGTTTTAGCCGCGGCAGATGCCATCATCTTCGCTTTGGCTTTTGCCTCTGCTGACTTCTCTAAGTAGTCAGCCCTAGCCGCCATGTAAGCGAGTTCAATCCCATCGTTGATAGAAAACAGTTCTGGTCTGGATTCGAGCATTTCTACAAATCCCTGTGCCACCTCATCAAAGTCGGAATATCTTTCGGAAAGTGCCCTCACGGTTGCTTGTATCCTCAAGTCTTCCTGCTGTTGCTGAATGGGTTCAAGTATTTGATTGACTCTCTCCTGAACTTGTCTGTCAATAATGTCAGACAGGGTCGCCTGCGCTTTGGTCTGTTGTACTGGATGAGGTGTTGCTACTTGCTCAGTTGTGCGACTTGCTAACTGCCTTCTTAGGTCAGCCGCTTCCATCGCTTTCTGCGTTGCGAACTTTCTAAGTTCTTTGTAGTTCTTCTCCAGTTGAGACTCTTGAGGCTCTTCTTCTTGTTCAGGCTCTTCGGTTAAATCTTCCTGCTCTTGTCCTGTCTCTTCTTCGACGAGGGGAGCCGCTTCTTGGCTATCCGTGTCGGTTTCTCCTGACATTTCAGGGACCAAGGATGCCATTAAAGCAGATTCATCCATTTGCAATCCTCCTTGCTTACTCCAGCAGATGCAAGGACTTCTCGAATCAGTTTGCATCTTGCTCGGTGTTGTGAAATTTCTACTTGGTCTGTGGAAGTTCCGTGGATTAGCGCATTTGCGGAGGCTTGGTAACGTCTTACGAGTTCCTCGTAGAGGTCTTTCCAACCCTTTGTCGCACGCATTTCATCCAAATCTATACTCCTAGACATAATAATTATACACCTTTCTGAATATTGATACAATATAATTTTACATATTTTGCATCATGCCCTGAAGTGCTCCAACTCCACCAACTTGCGGGTAAAGTCCTGTAGCATCTGATGCCGGTCCTTCAGGCTCCTCCATCATCTCTGGAGGTACCTCTTGGAACATATCATCCACATTCTTAATCTCGAATGCTCTGAAGATTTCCTTTGCGAGTTCCACCTTGTTGATTTCAGGAATACCAGCCGCGATGTTCAGCAACTGAACCAACTGTGCCTGACGAACTTCCTTGTTTGCTGTGGAGTCTACGGAAGCACCTACTGCTACTACATCAAACTCAGTGTCGATGTCAGCGAAGGTAATCTGCTCGTACATCTCCCCGCCTCCTTCATCTGTGATTCTGATGAAGGTATCATCAGACAGGAATTGCTTGTTCAGGTCAGCAAACTGCTTTCCGATGTCAGTTACAGGGTCTTCCGCGAGCATCATAGCCTGAAGTTTGAAACGCTCTGAACTTGCAGAGGTCAGCAGGCTCGCCACGGTAGCGGTGTCTCTTCTCTGCGGATTCTGTCCTCTATCGTAACTATGTACACCAGAGGTAACGTCCATGTCAGTCTTGATGATTTCTTCGTCTTTGTAAGCAGAGCCAGTTACATCGTTGAAAGTGATTTCCCTGATGTCGTTTGCCATATCGTCTACTTCGATGTACCCGTTCGGTCTGGACTTCAACTGAGTCACATCAATGTCGGCGTTTCTATTGATATAGAACATGCGATTGATTGCAAGGCTGATGTTGTCGATTCTCTGACTTCTCATGGTATTCAGTTCGTACTGAAGGTCTCTCAGTGTTTCGATTGGAGACTTACCATAGAACTCATTTGCCATTGGGATCGGGCACCACTTTGTAAACATCTTGCGCTTTGTGTAATACGGATTAGGTATACACATAATCACTGTAGTTTTGTTTGCAACGAGAACCTTGAAGTCGTTTGTCCAGTACTCCCATATTCTCACCCCGTCTCTCATGTTTCCAATAGATTCGTGATGGTCTTCAAGCCTGTCGTACAACGCTCCGTCAAAACTCTCTCCAGCGGATAACTTTCGCGTATTCTTATACAGACCAGCCTCTTCTCCTGCGATGAGTTCGTGCTTCTCTTTGAAATACTCGTGGCATGCAAAAGGAGATTCGTCGATGTCTGTATAAGCAGGGTCAAAGAAAAATGATTCCAACGGGATGTTCTTGATGTCAGGCGCGTCATACACTACCACTTCTTCAGTGTAGGGTTGCATCTGCTCTACGTTGATTACTTCTCCAGAATCCAGCGTCACTGGAGTCTTTTCCAGTTTGCGCTTCACTACTTGCTTCGTCTCGTACTTCCAAGTCTGCTTTGATATAGCGGTCCCGTACATCATGGAACTCTTGATAATCTCGTACAGTCTTGTGGACGCTTTCATGAACTGCTTCATCTGATACGCAACAAGGGCTGTCATCTTCCTTGCCTTGTCGATGTCGTCCACATTTACGGGTTTGTAGGAAATCAGAGGCTTTGTTTCCAGAATCGAGTTCAAGATTCTTGGTACCATAGTCTCTACGATGTTGTAGATGTACGGTATGAACAAATTCGCCCCGTCTGCCCGTTTGTGGTCTGAGTCAATCTCGCTATTGTACAGTTTGTAGTACTCAGCGAACTTCTCAAAAAACGGTCTTTGGAATCTGTACGCTCTTTCCATATCCTCCGTAATCACTTGAATGATGTAGTCGTCTGACATCCCTTCAAAATTACGTGGGTCATCCGGGTATTTCTTTCTTGCCATAGGTCACTCCTTTAATAATTCGTAATCGCGTTCCGTGGTTGGTAAATATACTCTCTTCGCTTCCTGAAAACCTTGACAGGTTTCAGCAACTGCTCGGTATAAGCAAGAGCATCGACAGTATCATCGTGCTCAGAAAACGGAAATTCAAGCAACTCCCTCTGCAAATCTTTATGCTCACGCCTCATGAATATCGCATCGGATTCCCATGCTGGTTGAATCATAGCGGCACGACGCTCTTTCTTTGCATCTGACTTCAGTTCTATGATTGGCATGTGCACTGCACGTCTTCTCATCTCGTCCTTGATTGTATAGATAAGCATCTTCTGGAACGCTACCGTTTCTATGCCTACCTTCCGCACAAGCGTCGTGTCTTGGTACATCTTGAACAGATTGTCTATCAGGTCCTTGGGTAGCATTCGCTCCCGTATGTACTTCTCAACGTACCTATTCTTGTCCTTGTCTACCCCTACTTGCATGATTACTGAGTAGTCCGCTCTGGAAGATTGGCTGATGGCAGGGTCTACCGTGATGTATCTATCCACTATTACTGGAGGTTTTGGTAAATCGTCTATAAACTGCAAGTGGTCTTTCTTGAACATCGCAGTATCTGGATTTACAGGGTCGAGCATGTATTGGCACGAATAAATATACGAACCCTGCTCTTTTCTCATGTTGTGCAGAAACTCTCTTGTCAGACGAGTAGGGAAATATAGGTCTCCATTCTCATGTATTGCTGGCCTTACCAGAGTATCCAGCGTCTTACCACCTATCAGCGTCCCGTACAAGTCAGCCATGTGGTATCTGGTTCCGATGACTACAAGCGCACCGCCGCCCAACTCCAGCAGTGACAAGGAGTACTTGTAGTGCTCTTCTACCTTTTGAATCTGCGAATCAGTGGACACATTACGCTCTGAAACCAAGTCGTCCATGATGATAACATCAGGGTGCATACCAGTACGTGCGTTGTCTACACCAGAACAGAAGATGGTAGGCTCTTTCAGACCTACTCTTGTCCTATTCTTCAGGATAATCTGGTCCTCTACGAAGCCTCCTGCCAGCCTTTTGTTAGGCTCAAGCAGATACTCTCCGTTCTCATTGACGCAAATCATCCGAACTGCTCTGTTGTTGTCTATAATATCCTTAATACCTGATAAATACAGTTTGGCGTTACCAAGAGTCTCAGAGTCTATCATGATACGAAGATTCTGGTTTCTCCATAACAGCCAAACGATAAATGCTGTGGCGACGGAGGACTTGAAACTGTTTCGTGGTAGCATGATAAGTTTTTTCAGCGTTCCGTCTAAGGAGGCGACATATTCACTGGATGGAGGTGGTACATCATTGATTCCAAGTATAGTAGACTTATCAAGTCCTCGCGTCATAAACTCACAGAGTTCTCTGTGCGGAACTTCCTCCATAAGGGAAAGCCCCACAACGAACTTTGCGAACACGTAGAAATCCCGCCAAGCACTTCTACGCAGTAACTCTATTCTTGCTACTTCTGACCTATCCTTCGCCATTTACTTCTCCAGTAATCACGTTGCTGTTCTTCAGAATCTCAGCAAGGTCTTCGTCTGAAATCTTCATCAGGTTCATGTTTGTGGTAGTCAGTTCCACCTTCTGCGGTGTGTTCAAGCCTACTCTGTTCAGTACTTCAACGGATGCGGCTAGTTTCACCTTCTCGTTGTTACTGCTCATGCACTCTGTCAGCGTCTTGACCGCCTTGATTGCTGAAACTTCCATGATGTTCTTCGACATGTTCAGTATCTCTGCCATCACAGTCGCTTTTGCATCACGGTACGCCACGCTTTTCCTGACTTGCGCTACTTCGTGCTCCGTCATGTTCATTTCCCGCGCTACATTGCGGGCACCGTACCCTTGGATGTCAAGAAACAGGAGTTTCATCACGTTGTTCACATTGGAAAGTTTCGTTTCTCTCCTCACATCGTCATCTATCGTCTCTTCCAAGTCGTTTCCAACGATGATATGATTCTCCATGTCCTGATATTCCGCGTCTGCTGACAACATTTCATATAAAGTACTGCGTTGCTTCATCATCGCGGTCTTTTTTCCTTTTATAGGTACAAGTTTTTCGTCAATAATTGCTTCTGATGCGCTTTTTTCCATTAATACTCCCCCTTTCTCCCCAATTATATCACATAATGGTACTTGTAACCAATATTATTAAGGTGTAAACTACCTTTGGAGGTGTTAAATATGGGAAAACGTACTGCATTATCAGTCCTAAAAGAAGGTTGGTCCACTTTGGCGGCACCAGTTCCTAACATCTTATATAAGAATTTCAGAAAAGTTCTTATTGATACTGAAGTCTCAAATCAAAGCGCGATGGTTTCATTTTGTTATGCGGTAATTTCGGGAGATATAATAGTAGAAAAAATTTCAAACGAAAAATTTACGCAAACTGGGCTTCTAGACTCTTATCGCGTTCTTATTAAAGACCGTTCTGGGAAAGTCTTAAATCCCACCCCAATCCCAAATTCTTTTTTAGATTAATTGCTTGACATTGTCTTCCACGTCTTTTATAGTTAGGTTATTCCTAACATTAAGGAGGTTTGAAATTGGAAACAAAACGCCGCAGAGGACGACCAGCAAAACGCTCAAGGACCAAAAATCCTGCATCGGAACTTGCTAGGAAACGCAGAACACCAGCAATAAAGAATCACATAAGAGAATTTAGGTTACGAAAGAACCTCACACAGGCCGATCTCGCAGAGTATTTAGGTGTATCAATCCCCACTCTCTCTACATGGGAGAACCACAGAATCGCACCTGAAGACAGGCACAAGATGCTCCTGTGCAAGGCACTGAAGTGCAATATTACCGACCTGTTTGATTGGGAGGTATAGGATGCGAGTTATAGACATTCCGTTACCCGACATAATGCAGAAGTACCTGAACGAGGAGACCTATCATCGCGACGGTTCTACCAATCGGTACAAGACACACTGCCCGTTCCACGGAGACACCAGCCCATCAATGGTACTCTACGACAAGACCGAAAACGGTGGTGGATGGGATTATCACTGCTTCGTGTGTGGGGCGCATGGCACCGCAATCTCAATGCTTGTGGACAGAAGGATAGTTGACAACGAGGAGCAGGCAACAGAGCGAATCAGGAGGGATTTCGGCTATGAGTTGCCAGAAGCGGTCACCGTTGAGTCTTTCGCAGAGTACAAAGGCCTAGACAAACAGTTCTGCTACGCAAACGGATGGTCTACTGGACCAAAGGGCGTAGAAATCCCCTACATGGACCAGAACCAGAACGTACTGATGACAAAGGTACGTACCAAGTACCACGGCAAGGACAAGTACTATTTTAAGAAGACATCAGACACACTGAGAGTACAGACAACACCATACGGACTCCATTGGCTACCAGCATACGACGATTCTCTCATCTACATATCAGAGGGCGAAACAGACTGCATGACTATGAGGCAGGCAGGGTTTCAGGCAATCGGCATCGCGGGGACCAACGGGTTCAAGGACGCGTACACCCCGTACCTCGAAAGATTCAAGGCAATCGTAGTGGTGAAGGACAACGACGAGCATGGTTGGAGACTGCTCTCCGACATCGCAGAGGTGTTTCCTGACAAGACCTACATGGTGTCTCTGCCCAAAGGCACAAAGGACATCAACAACTTCCACCAGTTCAGATGTGGTGGGATGATTGATACCTTCAAGCAGATGTTCGATACCCTACCACTGCTTCCAGCGACCCCAGACACTTTCATCACAGCGGTGAAGGAAGGGAAAGTGCTTCCCACAGAGACGCAGTGCTGGGACATGGTGATGCGAGCCTTCGACACCAAAGCAGAGCGTCTTCACTACAAGGACGTATTCGCCAAGGAAACCAAGACCTCGAAGCAAGTCATCGCAGAGGCCATGAAGCACGCCACCAAGCCTTCCGAGACAAAGATAGACGACCACGAGTTCATCATCAAGGACAACTGCTACTATAAGGAAGTAATGCGCGGTGACTCCATGGTGCAGGAGCGCATCTCCAACTTCATCATGACACCACAGTTCGACATCCAAACTGGTGATGAGGTAATAAGAGTCGTGGACTTCACCAACATCTACGGAGCGACTGTCAAAGGTATCCGCTTCGACAGCGAGAGTCTGTCCAGTACGATAAAGTTCAACATGAAGTGCATCTCGGCAGGAGACTTCATTTTCACTGGAACGCAGGAGGACCTATTCCAAATCTGTTTTACAATCTTCAACACACCAAAGCAAGTGGTACATTCCCCCAAGAGGATAGGCAGGCTTGAGAACGGTGGATGGCTCTTCGGTAACTGCGCCATCGACGTGGACGGTCAAGTAATGGACATGGAAGATGGTAGAGTGACAATCGGCGGGACAGTCTACCAGCCTCGCTCCGTCACCATCGAGGACGGAACTGAATCCTCATCCTCCGACATGCCAGAGTTCGACACCACCAAGTTGATGGAAGTCAGCAACCCAGATTTCCTAGACGACACCGCTACCTACATGGAGCGTACCTTCGGCAACAAGGCAGTCCTCCTAGCACTCGGATGGTGCGTGGCTGGGTGGTTCTCTAACGAGATATTCGACCGCTTCGGGTTCTACCCGTACCTCTTCGTCACTGGTAAACGCTCCTCTGGTAAGTCCGTACTGTGTACGCTCTTGCAACAAGCATACGGATTCCACGCTTCGCAGGCGGGCATGTCCATCGAGACACCCACCAATGTCGGTATCTCCCGCTACCTCGCCTACCGCTCCTCCTTACCGCAGTGGTATGATGACTACCGAAACGACGTTCGCCGCATCACCCAGAAGGATGGACTCCTGCTCGACATCTACAATCGCCACGGCGCAGTCAAAGGGACGCGTGCTGGCGGGGATGTCCGCAAAGAGACCGTCAACGGCTTCCTTCTCCTGTCAGGGGAGGACACTCCATCCAACAATGCCCTTCTGACCCGTTGCGTCACCGTTACCCTGTCTGCCTACGAGCGCGACCCCAAAGCGTTCTCCAAAGCGCAGGAGTGCATGGAGCAACTGAAGAACCACGGACTCATCTGGGCAAGCAAAGCAACCCGCGGAGACACCAGTATCTTCGAGCACATCGAGAAGGCAAAGCACGAGATATTCAAGCGGAACGGAGACATCCGCTACGCCAGCAACTACTCTATCTTCCTTGGCGCATTCCTGTGGGCCTTCGGAGAGGCAATCGGTGAGAAACGCAGGAAGGAACTGATGGACTACGTCTGCAACTTCTGTGTGCAGGACTCCATCGACGTCTCCTCCGACCACCCAATGGCACGGTTCTTCCACGACTTCCCCGACATGCCGCTTATCGTTGGGCGTGACTACCGCATCGCGGATAACCCGAAACGCGTCCACATCAGGACGCAGGCTTGCCATAAGGCGTGGGAAGACTACCACAGGGGTGCACCGATTGGTCTGAAGACGCTTCGCGGCTACCTGAAGCATGAGCCTTTCTTCCTTGCAGAGGAGCGGGTGTACTTTGAGGGTGTTGGTAGGCAGAGATGCGACACAGTACTGCTAGAAAAAATGGATACTGAATTTATAGACTTCTGTGGATTCATGGAAGAAATGACAAGGAGGCCAAGCGTATGATAGAGTTATTTGATACAGAAAGAATTGATGAGATTAGATACAGCCTGAATAATATGAGGAATAGTGGTGTAGTTACATCCACCATCAACGGAAGAAATGTAGGTACTGTCCCCTCAACAGGGAACTACATAAACTACAACACAGTGGTTCCGCAACCTTTTACGCATCATATGAGGGAGGGTGTTCGCACAGCAATAGAGAACAGAGTAGAGGAACTTGAAGGTATAGTAGAGGGACAGCGACTCGGCCTCGGCGCGCTACAGACGAAAGTTGACCGAGTGGAAACAAAGGTTGATAGGATGGACAACGACATTTCAGAGTTCTATGAGTTTGTAGATGAGATAGGAACAGACATAGAGGACCTCAGGAGGCAGATTCGCGATTTGCAGGAGATGTTACGGATTTTCCCTTGTAGAACATAGTTTACTAAACTACATGATGTAGTCTCCTAATTTCTGGTAACCCGTTGGTTTTCAGGTTTGGGACAGTTTGTTGCAAATGCAACATCATTTGAGGCACTTAACGGTGCCTTTTTTTTGTTGGTTTACCGTAATCTTGTCCCACGGTTTTCTGTAAGTATAGGTAAAAAATGGGTGCAAAAATGCCGTTGCGCGTTGAAATTTCAACAATGTATAAGAAATGTATAAAGTGAATAATTATTCATTTTGGGACAGGACGGGACAGAATATGGGACAGAATTTCAGAGTTTTGTCCCATCCCAGAAAATGGAAGGTTGAAATTCGTGGGTTTGCGGGTTTGGTAATATATGGTTTTGTCCCAAAAGGGACAAATTCTGTCCCGTCTGTTTAACAATACCTAACAGGGAGAAATTAACAATATAGTATTTGCAATGCTTTGCGGGTTTTATACATCGTCTATTAACGATTTGGTGGGACAAAACTTCGGATTTTCTGAAAAATACATATACATATATAAAACAAAAAAAAATTAATTATAGGCAGGGTGACATTTATTCGGCCTCGCGCGTATATAGTGTATCAGCAGGATTCTGTCCCATTATATATATATTTTACTTACTCATATATATATAAATGGCTGAATTGCAACGATTGGAAATTTTTACTAGGGACAAAACAGGGTCAAAACGGGACAGAAAAACAGCGAAATGGGACAGAAAAAGTGGCAAATGGGACAGAAATGCGGCGAAATGGGACAAGAAAAATTGGCTGTTTTGCATTTCACCTTAACCTCTGTGATATTTGCAACAGTTAGCATAGGCTAACTACTGTCTTGTCACCTGTAAAGACATCTGATTATTAGGAATTACCTAACCCCGATTCCATTTTTATTAGACATAGTTTGAAGCGCAATACAGCACGGTGGCACGGGGACCCCTGTTCGCCCTCCCCGTCGCCCCGTATTGCGGCTCGCTTAAAACCCTCTAGGCCTTGCATTGCAATCAACTAAAGAATTAGACAATACATAACCGCACGTGATACAATTGAATTGGGCCACCGCAATACGGCGACTCGGCCCACCGCACCGCATGCAGGACGCATGCAGGAAGAAGGTAATACAATGAACGCAAAGACAAGAACCCTCAAGGCCTATTACATCCACGGCACAGTCAAGCCACGGCCAATGTCACGCAAGGACCTAGCATACCCGCTGGACGTAACCACCGCTAAACGTATAGCGGGTTACTCGGTATGGCACGGACGCGCCACGCAAGAATTACGGGCCACGCGTCCCGCCTATTTCTTGGAGATAGCGGAGGACCTGTTTCAAACGGCCCTGTTGGACCTATACGACGTGGACCGCTGGGCCGCCGTCATTGAGAAGTATCCCGACGCGCCGATGAACCGCGTCGCGTTCCGTGTATCAGGGCGGGCCGTGGGCCGTATGATTCATCATGAGCGCAAAGGACTGTATCGCCAAGCCGTCAAGGAAGACGATGGATATCACAACCGCAAATACGCCGACGGGACGACCAGAGTTAGCACGTGGGACAATGACCACTCCCCACTGTATCACGCTTCAGTGCCGTTCCGGGCCTTCACGTTCGACGATGAATACCAGGCAGGAATGCACGTCCTGAACGTGGCCCGCTGTTCTCTGAAAGAGTCCGACGCTCAGGCCGTGGAGGACGTCATATACCACGCGCTCAACGGCACGGGTAAGTCATTTGGCTATCAAGAAAAGCGCGTCCGAGCCCGCATCCGGCCTATCATCATGGACGCGCTCAAGGATTGATAGGACCATGTAACACGGCCCGCCGAAAGGCGGGCTTTTTTCATGCCCAAATTTATTTTAGCGGACCGCCCGAAAAACGGCCGGATCGCTACAATATCCATGTAAGAACCACGCGCGACACGGCACGCGCTCACGGGCATCCTGCCCGCCGTGGACGGCCCGAAAAATTTATTTTAAGGACCGCCCGAAAAAGCGCGCCTGCGCTACAATGTGTTTGAGCGGTCGGACCGCTCACGCGGAGCGGGTTTACTGTATGATATAACATGGTATGATATAACATGGATAGTCATGGTCCTCCATCATGGCATTAGGACGAGTTCACAAGGCATAGGTGGGCTGGTCCTAGTGTCATGGTGACACTGGAGATGTGGTGTGATGGCGAGAATGCCAAATAACACGAAAGTGTGTGAGGAGGAAATCATGGAAAAGGCAAGAACACAGGAAAGACTTATCGTTAAGCGTGGCCCGAAGTTCGTGGCACTGAATGATGACGTGGTCCAGTTGGCACTGGACGTGAACGGTATCATCGCGGCGAAGGAAGGCAAGGACACCCATGTCGTGGCGAGCGGTAAGTTGGACGTTCCGAGAAGTGATGGACGGATTGTGACTATCCAGATTAATGCATGGTACAAGTGACGTGTAAAGGTGGGCATCCATTGTGATGCCTATCCTTATGCGCCATAAGGGTGCATGATAGGGCGTGGTGGCCCGTAGTAGGAGGTGTAGCATGGAAGTAAGACGTAAGGAGCCAAAGATTGAGATGGTTCGGAAGTACTGGGATGGTTCGCATTGGAGGCTGTACTAATGAGTTACCCTCAGTTTGTGGTGATGTTTGTTATCCTGTTAGTGGTGGTGGCCTGCGTCGCGGGCTACCTGTGGGAGGGTTATGATGATAGTGAAGTATGAGAACTATATGGTGGATAGTGATACTGGAGAGATTCTGTATGAAATGTGGAGGTTCGGGAAATGACGATGGATATATGCCTGAGACAAGGCACTTGTGATAGGTGTAGGTATCGGCGGCGTTGCGATGGTGAGGGCATCGCGGTGGACGGTGATAGACGGCTTTATAATGGGGAGGTAAGGTAATGGCGAAGATGTTGCGGGATGGAAGTGTACTGTTAAGCAAGCAAGAAGCCGAGATGGTGATATTCCTGCTGGAGAAGATGGGAGGTGTGGTGCATTGAGTGGTGTTGACTACGTGATAAAGAGACTGCAAGGATGCAGTGATGAGGTGGGGAATCGTGTCGGGAATCATATGGCTGATGCGAGGAGGTACATGCTGTGTGCCCCTGATGAGGAGTCGCAGACGTACTGGCATGGGAAGTTGATAGGGATGTACGAGATGGTAATGATTGGGGGAAAGGAGTACTGGTAATGATTGAACTGATTGATACGACGTTGCGGGTGGGTGCCCGCGTGAAGTTGCTGAGACGATACCCGAACAACTATGACCATAGCCCTGAGGCTGGTGAGATGGGGACTGTGATGCGGATGGGCAACGATAAGCACACGTTGGTCAAGTTCGACAACTGGTTTGACGGGCATGAGGTAAACAGGACGTACCATGACAAGTTTGGTGAGGGGTACTACTGGACTTGCAAGGTGGATGACTTGGAGGTGATATGATGATTGAGTTGAGAGATTTGAATCTCAGTGCATACTCGGTGGTCAAGGTGGTGCTGAATGAGGACCAGAGAAAGCACGGTGACGCGGTGGAGGTCGATGGCCTTGTCGGTACTGTAAAGGTGGAGCATTCAGGCAACAAAGGGTTGTTCGCGGTGGAGTTCCCTGAGTATTGGTCAGGGCACAGCTGTAACGGCAACTGTACCATCCCGCATGGATGGTGGGTGAACGAGTGCAATTTGGAGGTGATAGCGTGATTGAGTTGAGTGTGCCGCGGGAAGCGTTCCGCACGCTACGGGATGTAGCGGTGGGGATGCGTGTCATGATGCTTGAGAACTCAAGCGGTCCGAAGTACGGCATGACGGGTAGGGTGGTAGGATTCGATGATGTGCATGTAGGTGTCCAGTTCGATGAGGGATTCAAGAGCGGTCACGGCTGTAGCGGCAAGGGCGAAGCACCGAAATGCTGGTGGGTAGGGTACGAGGACATTGGGGAGGTAAAGTAATGATTGAGTTGCAGGAAGAGTCTAGCATCAGGATGGGCCTGACTTATCCGCTTATCCCTACATTTGATGGGGCGAAGTCGTTTTACGGCAAGGCCGTAGTTGTGGAGTACAACACACATAAGGAGTTGTACAGTTACGGTACGTATGTTGCACTCATTACTAAAGACGAGGCGGTAGTGTTCGACACTTATAGTGACACGACACTGCGTCACATCAATGAGTTCCTAAAGCAAGATGGATTCAAGGCTGAAAGCAAGGCTCAGATTGAGCGTGACTACATCCGCTCGTTAGGTTGACTATATGGGCAATCGTGCCCTATAGATATATGTGTTTCATAGGAGGTATGAACATGAAGACTATCAAAATCGCAAAGGTTCCAGGAGTCGTGAAAGAAGTTGCAGTCCCCGCTGGTGCTACCGTGCAGGACATCCTGTCAGTGTACACTGACGAGTTGGGCGAGTCCATCACTGGGTACGAGGTCAGACTCGGTGACGCTACGGCATCCATGACCGCCGTGCCTGAGGACGGTGCGAAACTGTACCTCGTCCAGCAGGTAAAAGGTAATCTCTAGAGATTACCTTGGTCCGAAGTAAAGGGGAACTGCTAGTCAGTCCCCCTACCCCTCACGGGGAGGCAAGGCTCGTGCCCTGCCTAAAGTACAGTAGGTGTATGACCTCCCGCATCCACCACATGCAAAAACAAACTGCCTACTGTACTTCAGGGTGTGCATGAGCCGTTTTAGGTATCAACCCACACTTTGGTAAGGTTCATGATGATGGATATTGTCACAATGGCGAACGGAGGGATGAGGAATGACATATAAAGTAAGACTATGGGTTGAAAATGGTAATGTGATGTGTTGTAGTAGCGTATGCACAGAAATATCATGTCCTAGAACAAATACATGCCAAAATACATATATTGCAGAAGTATATAATAATATGCAAGACATTAAAGATGATTACGATGAATAGGAGTGATGGAAATGAGAAAGTTATATCTCGGTGAAGCAAAAGAAATAACTATAGACAAAGAAACTGAAAT